ATTCGTCAATGCCTCCGCCCATCAGGCTCCACAGGCTTCCATTGGCGCAAAGCATGTACATTTCGCCCTTGAGCGTTGCAAACCACTTTACATCCAGCTCGTCCTCAATCACCCAGGTTCCGGCCTCGGTGTCGTATACAAACAGGTGCGGGCAACCCTCCGCGTCCCTCATGCACAGGTAATATCGTTTCCCATCCGCGCCCGCCACGGCGTCGGTATATCGTTCATCCCCAAGCGCTGTGCTGATGGGGCTGGGCAGCGCGTTTCCCATGCGGCAAACATCCGTGCGGCCCTTATACATCAGCGTTTCATTGACCGTTACCAGCGAGCGCTCGCTCCCCTTCTGCACGCCGCGGCTGGTGGTTGTATCCAGCTGATAGTTGGCGGGCTTGTAACCTAAGATTCGGTGCATGGCATCCTCTTTGAAAAACCACACGCTGCCCAAATGTGCCGCGCAGCCGGTAAAATCTCCGCTGCTGCCCACGGTTACTGCGTAGCTGTCCGTTGTCTGCCCGATAAACTGGTTCCAGTTCGTCGGGTCGCCCAGCGTGCATGCGTAAATCTCATGCTTTGCGTTGCTGCATCCCCAAATGCGGTTTTCGCTTTCGCACACATAATCCATCTGGGGAATCAGCCTTTCCACCGTCACGCGCTCCGTTTGCTCATGCCGCTCGTCAATCAGCGCTACCACCACAATCCAGTCATCGCCCTTGCTTACGATGTAGAAGCTTCCGTTGAGTGCTTCCACCGTCATGCCGCTGATGGTGATACCGTCAAATTGCTTGAATGGCTTTCCGATTCCCAGCGCCTCAATACGGGTATACACCGTCGGAATGCTCACCCACATGCCCTGTGCGGTCGAATAGGCGCGCAGCACATGCGGCGTTTCGCTCATATCCAGCCAGTGTTGTCCGCCTGTTGGATCCGCCGGCGCCTCCTTGCTGGCTGTGTAGGTGTATGCGTCGCCGTCCGAGCGGCTCAGAAAGCACACCACCGGCTCCTCTGTGCGGATTCTTGCGCCCAGGCTTGTGAACTCCTTCGTCTGCGCGTTGTAGCACTTGCCATCCGGAAAGATCAGCACCTGCGCGCCCATGCGCACCAGCTGCTTTTCGCCATCCGTTACCTGCCCGGCCTTTTCGCCGCCATAATAAAAGTCTGTGCCGTCTACCCAGCACAGACTGTCGTGGGCAATCAGCCCATTCGGCTTCAGCAGCGTGCGGAGATACGTGCGTCTTTTTCGCGTGCTCATCACCGGCAGTTTCTCGCCACTCATGTTCCTCATATTGTAAAAGGCGGTCGCTCTCACCTTGGGCCTGTGGTCCAGCCCTGTAAAGTGCGTCACACCGTCCACTTTTTGCTTGATCACGTTCATCACAGGCAGTTTCATTGCATCCACTCTCCTCAAATCCCGATATATGCATCCTGCCTGGGCATGTGCATTCGGTTATAGGCGTTCTGGTACGCCTCCATCTTGCTCATCACCATCATCATGGCGTTGTTGTAGCGGTCAAATTCACCGTTCTGGTAATCCACCTTGGCGCACAGATAGATCACGTAAATCTCCTCATGCGGCCGTTCAATCAAAAGCTCCGTTTCCAGATCCTTTTCGTATTCATACGGCTGGGGTGCAGACATGCCCGCGTCGCCATAATGGCACAGCAGATCCTGCCAGATCTGGCCGTCCAGATCGCTCAGCCATCCCACCAGCGTTTCATCGTCATACTGGTTGGGCTTCAGGTTCCGCACCTGGTCAATCGCTCCGCGAATCGTCAATGTCTGCACCCCCTTGCCTTTACAGGCCCGCCCTCTTGGCGTTGTCCTTCCACTCTTCTTCGTACACGCGGATCATGCTGGCGGTCTTGGCATCCTGCTGCAGCATTTCGTCAATGTGCTTGGCCACAAAATACGGCACGCTCACGCGCTTTCCGCGCGGAATCAGGCCGTTCCAGTCATTGACGCACACATACAGCGCATCCTTGTACCTGCCGGAGTCCTTAAACAGCTCGATCTGCACCATTCTGCGCGGGTCTTTGCTGTTCAGCTCGCGGGCTTCCTCCGCCTTCTTCTTCTCTTCCTGCAAGGCTTTCAGTTCAGCCTTGAGCTTTTCGTTTTCCAGGTCCTTTTCCGTCATCATGGTTTCCAGCTGCTCTTTGGTAGCCATTCATATCCCTCCCCGTTGAACGGTTAGGCCGGAGGGTTTTTCAGGCCCTCCGGCGGTTGTGCTTAGTTGCTGGTCGCGCGCTTGCCAAAGGTGCGGCCGCCGTGCTCCACGCGGATCATGTACTCTTCCACCAGGCGCTCGGCGGTTGCGGTCGCCTTCCAGCCCGTGGTCGCGCGCTGGTTCAGAGGGTCGCCGGTACCGGCAGAACCCAGCTGCTTCACAATGTGCTGCAGGCCCAGGCCGCTCACCTCGGTAACGCCATAGGCGTTGGCGCCCACAAACAGCGTGCAGTAGATGGCGTCGCCGAACTTGCCAGCGCCATAGCCGCACATCATATCACCGGCCGAAGCGGTCACGGTTCCGGTCACGGTGAACTTGCCAGCGCCGGCAACACCGGCGGTCACGGCAGTAATCACCACTTCGTTGCCGTTCACATAGGCCTTTACCGTCTCACCGCCGGTAATTCGGGCGGTCAGCTCGGCAGCCTGATCGGCGGTGATGACTTCCTTCACGGTTACCGTACCGTTGGAGTAGCTGGCCACAGTCAGGCGGCAAACGCCATTGGTGTCGGCATTGCCGAACAGATAGCCGGGGCCGATGATCTTGGCTTCGGTGCTCTTCACAAAGCGCGCACCGCCAATCATGCCCAGCTCGCCCTGATAGATGTTTTCAGGCGTGGCGTACTTATGCACGTCAATCCAGTCCTTGTGGCGCATCAGGTCGGTTGCGGTATCGGGATGGATGATGCCCACAAACGCGTCGTCGTAGGGTTCGGCGTTCATACGCTCCAGCATGCCCACGGCGATCTTCACCACATCAGGGGTCAGCTGGGCAGTGCCGTCCACGTCCTCGCGCAGCAGCACCTCGGTCTCGTTGCCATCAGCATCCACCTTGGGCGCAAACATCTTGTTGGTACCGCCACACAGCACTTCGCGGGTCACGGTATCCAGGGTGCGGCCCGCCTGGCCGCCCTGCATCTTGATGGCCTGCTCCAGGTTGTTGTCGATGGCGGTCACCTTCAGCACGTCGGACAGCTCAATGTAGTCGCCGTACTGCGCAACCTCGGCCACCAGCGCGGATACTTCCAGCTTGCGGCCCTTGGGGGTCACGCCTTCCTGCAGGTGGTTGAGCGCCTTGGGCAGGGGGCTGTACTTGCGGAATTCAATGGTCTTGCCATGTCCAGCAGGGATCGGCACCTTCTGGCCAAACTGGTTGTGCACCAGTTTCGGCTCCGCATGGTCGATCAGGCGGTCATGGTAATAGGTTTTCATTTCCACGCTCATGCCGGCGTCCGTGGTTACGTTGGTCTGAGCGTCAAACAGATGCAGGTTCAGGGGCATCTGGTACCGAACAGGGGTCATATATGCGTACATCGTCTTTTCCTCCCAATCACAAATTGATTTCCTCCCCTCGCATCACTCGGCGGCTGATCTCGTTTCGGTCAGCCCTGGTAAACTTGGAGGGGTCCTTCTTCACAATCACACCGGCGGCTCCTCCGCCGTTTCCGTTTTCGCTGGGTCTGAGTCCCCTGGCACGGATGTTGTTAATCGTCTTTTCCTGTGCAGTTCGCACGGCCTGTCCAATCGCGCCGCTCATCAGCTCGTCCATGTGGATCACCTGATAGGCTACGTCCACGCCGATGTTGCCGCTCCTGAGCAGGCTCACAAACCTCTCGCCGGTCACAGGGTCGTTAATCTCACGCTGCAGGTCAAAGTCCGGGAAACGCTGTTTCAAGGCTTCCGACTGCTGCAGCCAATCCTGAACCGACCTTTCCACGCCCTCACGCTGCGCCCTGTGTTCCTCCGCCTCGCGCAGTCTGGCGTTTTCACGCTCAACCGCCTGAAAGCGCTTGTACTGTTCCACCGTCATGCCGGCCTCGTTGGCTGCATCCTCGAAGTAGCTCGCATCCGCGTCGATCGCGGCCTGGAGATCCTCAAGGCTCTGCACACCGTGCTTGGCCATCAGGGTGTCAAGCACCGGCTGCGCGGCTGCCAGCTTGGCCTCCATCTCACCGTGGGCTTTGAATCTCCTGTTGATCAGGCCATTCACACGCTCGTCATACAGCGCTTTGTTCTGCGGGTCGGCAAGGAATGCGTCAAACGCCGCTCGCCTCTCCGCGTCCGATTGTTCCTTGGTTCCCGCGCCGGGTTCCGTTTCCGGGGGTTCGTCTGGTGCTTCCTCCTGCACATTTGCCTGTTTGCCGTACACCACATTTTCAAGCGGGTTGGCCTTACCACGCTTGCGTTCGTGTACCGGCGCCGCCTGCGGTTCCGCCGCCGCTTCCCCGGCACCCTCGCCGGCTGCTCCTGCGGCTGCCCCGGCAGCTCCCGCGCCACCTTCGCCAAACAGCATCAAATCAAGCTCCATCCATGCCTTTTCCATCGTGTTCCTCCTGCGGTCTCTCCCGCGTGTCACAAGCTACGCACGTCGCCAATGGCGCCGCGCTCTCCCCACTTTCCAGCGGGTTTTCCGCTCCCTCGCGGAAGGGTCCCTCCCCTTCCTTCGGTCGCTGTTTCCTGCAGTCTCTCCTGCGCGTCTCAGCGGTCTTTCCCGCGTGTCACAATCAGCGTAGCAAAAGGCTTTTCGCATTTCTCCCCTGTTTTTTCGCTCTTTCGGCGTCGCTTTGCGCCGCCTTTCTTTTCTCACTTTGTTGTGTTCCGCTCCCTTTGCCGCCAGGGTCCCTTCCCCTGTCAGCCGGTCGCTTTTACAAAAAAAGCGGGCTTTCGCCCGCTCAGTCCGTTATGGTTACATTATTCGGATAGCTCTTTGCCAGCATTTCAAAGCCGACTCTTGCCACCGTGTACGCGCCTTTCCAATCCCTTGTTTTTTGAAAACTCAGCTCCACTTCACCGTCGTTTTGGATCCAGCCATTCGGCACGTTCAGCACATGCAGCGCGTTGATCAGCGACTGAATCAGCACGCTGCACGCCGCGCACACAATATCCTTGCCCGTGCTGTCATATTCCGCATGACCGTGCATTTCGATGGTTACGGTCATATCGGTTTCCAAGAAACTGATTTTCGTCATCCCCATCACCTCGGCGTTGCCTTGTTGGCCGCGTCGTTCCTTGCCGCCTCCGCCGTCTGCGCCCTGCTCTTCTGGAAGGTATCGCCCAGCGCATTCACGCCTACATCACCACCGCCTGCGCGAATCGGCATGCTGCCAACAGTTTGCATGTTCATGCCCATCAACTGTGCAATCTGCATGGTGTACTGGGTGCCGGTTGTGGCGTCAATCTGCTGCGCCATCGCCATGGCGATATTCCCCATCTCCTGCAAGCGCTGCATCAGCGTTCCGTTTTGCATAATACGCTCGCGCACCTTTTCAATGCCGTCAAACTGCATCATATCCAGCGCTGCCAGCGCCTGATCCGCAAGGTCGGGCTTGAAAAATCCCATGCCGTACAGTTCCTTGGCGCGCTCGTTCTGCGCAACCGTGGCAAAGGGGCTGGCACGCTGCGCGCTCACCTTGATGTCAAACACCGGCACGCGCTCACCCATGTCGGCGCCATAATCGTTTCCCTGTGGCTGACCGCCCAGCATCTGCGCACTGATCGTCTGATACTCCGGCTGCCCGGTTTCGCCGATAATGCGCATGGTGCGCGGCTCGGTGTAAAACTGCCTGATCAGGTCAATGCACAGATAGCAGATCTGCGCAAGCGCCCTGTAGCTGGTCTTGATCATGTCGCGGCTGGTTTTGCTTCCCGCCTCCTGCAAGGCGCTGATGGCGCTGGCCGCCGTGATGCCCTGCGCCGTTCCGCCCTGCTGGAAATCGCGGTTGCCGCTGGTTTCCTTCAGCTCGTCAATCTTGGCCGTGCGCATGGCCATGGCATAGTTCCCCATCACTGGCGGCTGAATCTGCATCAGGCTGTCCTGCGGGTTTCCGCTGCCGCTGTAGTGCACAAAATCCTTGCTCATGTCGGCAAACTCCCGCTCGTTCACGCTGCCGTCCTCACGGCAGAAGAACCTTGCTCGCGCCTGCATTACCGCGTTTTTGAGCATCGCCTGGTCCAGCTTGTCAATGAACTGCTGTGGATCCTTGCACACATCCACATTGCCAAATCCGCACGGGCTGCCCGCCACGGGATACAGCACATCAAACACCACCGGGTATTTGCCATGGTCGTAGAAGCCGCGCTCCTCGCACGCAGGGTCGTTCTCGCTGGCATACAGCACCTCTCCCGCGCAGAACTTCACATAGTGCAGCACGGGCTTCTGACCGTTTCTGCGCAGCTTATAGTACCAGTCAACCACGGCCACCTTCTCGGTGTTGTCCACGGTATCGTCATAGCGGTATTGCTTGATATCAATGGTGCTGGCGTTGAGCTTGCCTTTCATCTCCGGCCACATGCCCTCCACCAGCTCGCGGTCGAGCAATTCCACATGGAACAGGTTTGCACTCTTCTGAATATCCGTAATCCCCGGCTGCCAGAACAGGTTGAGGATATCCAGTTCGCGGATATCGATATCACCCAGCCCGTTTTCCTTCTCATTTTCCCAGAACACACCATACACGCCTGTGCCGGTCTTGAGCTTGTACCACCACACGCTGGAATACACCTGTTCAAACTCGCAGTTGTCAAGAATGGCCGGGATCACCGCTCCAAGCACCTTGGCCGTGCGCTCGTCGCTCTCTTCTCTGGGCAGCACATTCGGCTCCGGCATGTTGTCCATGGCGTCTGCATGCTTATTGACCAGGCTGTTGAACAGCCAGCCGCTGGAGGGTTTGGGGTCGCCGGGGTTCTTGCTCTGCTTGCCGTCCCAGTTGCGCAGCTTGAACCACTGCTCATTCTGCACAATGCGCTGCTCAAGCGTCGCCTTTCCGTTCTTGTACTCTTCCAGCAGTCTCTCCGCCCGCCTCACATCCTCAGGGCCGATCCTGCCCACGCGGCCCACGCGCTCCTCCGCCTCCGGCTCGCTCACAAGCGCCACCTGCGCAGGCTCTGCGGTTTCCATGTTCGGCTGTCCGCCCTGTGCAATGATCTCAAGCGCTTTCTGCTCGTCCGGTGTAATTTCCCTTGCCTTGCCCATCTGTGCCATTCCTTCTCACTCCTTATGCCAGACTGTAAAATTCCATCTCGCCATCCGCCGCGTCCAGATCCTCCAGATCCAACGGGTCGTATGGCTTCACCTTGGGCGGCTTGCTCTTGGGCGCCGCCAGCGGGTTCATCATGCAGAAATACCTGGTTTCGTCCGCCACATGGTCCTCGCCGTCCGTGTCCAGATCCTCGGGCATGTGCTCGTCGTAACAGAGCAGCGGAATCGTGCGGATGAATGCCTTGCAGGTATCAAACACATACATCATGGGGTAACCGTCCTCGTCAAAGTGCAGCCGGTAATGCACCTGCATCCAGCCGTTGATGCGGTCGTTGTTCCCCCTGGTGAAGTACACGCCATACTCCGCTGCCACATCCGCCGTGCTCTTGCCGCCCTTGCCATCGCCAAAGATGGCCGGGTCAGCCACGCCCACGATGTTGTGGCCTTTCAGGTACGGGTGTTCCCGCTCAATGCGCGCGATCTCATCAAACTGCCGGTCCGTTGTCCACTTCAGGCCTTCGTTTGGCGTTTCCGTGCAGCCGTACAGCTCAAGAATTCTGTAATACCGCCCGTCTTGATCCACCGCCCACCATGCGCAGCTGAACGGCTTGCCATAGCCAAAGTCATAGCTGCGGTACCGTTTCCAGCTCTGCGGCACGTCAAATGGTTCGATCACATGGGTGCGCTTGCGCTGCTTGTTGGGTGCGTTGATGAATTCCTCAAAGAACTGGCCTTCGAAGATGTCCCACCTGCCATGCAGCCAAGCGTCACGCAGTTTCGGCGGCAGGGCTTCCAGCTGCTCTATGTACTCCGGCTGCATCTTCATCAGCGCCTTGTTATCCGTAACAAAGCTCTGGATGAAGCAATAATCCTCCGCCTTTTCGCCCTTCTGGTACACCTTGTCAATGAACAGGCGCTTGACCCACGCATGACCTTTCCCGCCCGGGTTAAACGTCAGATACATTCGTTTGGGGAATCCGTTGGTTCCGCGTATACATGCCTGGAACATCTTGTACACTTCCTCCTCAAACTGCGTGGCCTCTTCCAGAAAGATCACATCCACTTCCAAGCCCTGATACCTGGGCATGTCCTTTTCGCTTTCACAGTATCGGAACAGGATGGTGCTGCCGTTGTGGAATCTCAGCTCCTTGTGCACATCCACATAGCGCGCCACGCTGGTGGGCACCATCTGCTGCATGGGCAGGATGTGGTTGTTTCTCAATTCCGGATAGCTTCGGCGCACGATCATCACCTTGATGCCGGGAAACTTCAGCGCCAGCTTTAGCGCCTTCACGCGGACAACCCAGCTCTTGCCGCCCCCGCGCGCCCCGCCAAAGCCCGTGTTTTTGCACTTACTCCTCAGGAACAGGCGCTGCTTCGGGTTTGGCTGCGGAATCTGAATCGTTACCGTCGCCATCCTCGTCCTCTTCCTCCTCGTCCGTATCAAACACCACGCGCACCTCCTGCGCGCCTCCGCCTCGATTCTCTTTCTGCTTATCCTGCAAGGTGGGCAGCTCGTACACATCGCGCAGCACGTCCACCAAATCCTTCAGCGCGCCTGTCAGGTTGCGGATGGCCTTGGTATCCGCCTTTTTGCTCCTGCCCACGCGCAGGCTTTTGGCTTCGGTCGATACCTCCGCAATCAGCGCGGCCAGGTTCTCGCCCGCCGTGCCGATGTCCACCAGCTGCACCGCCATCAGCTCCGCTTTTTTCTCAAGCGCTTTCTGCTTCGCTTTTTCTTCCACTTTGCTTCTGTGCTCGCGCCGAAGTTTCACCCATCCTTCATTAGAGGCGCGCACGGCCAGCTGGCTTTCGCTCACGCCGTACTTTTTGGCCACTTCACGCTGGGTCATGTTGCTGGTTACGTATGCGTTTTTGATTTTGCTCCAGTTGTGTCTGGCCACGTTTTCACCTCCTCGCGCGATAATGAAGAAACCCGTTTTTCACCTCGCTCTTTGGCCATGTTCAGCGTACCGTTTTGTTTGCCGCGTTTTCTCCCCTACTTTTGGCGCCTCTTTGAGTCGTCTTTTGGGCAAATAAAAAAGCCGGGGAATTTACTCCCCGGCGTCCTCGTCGTCCTTGTCTAGTCGCCCTCCGCTTTGCCAACCAGCGCCGCAGCATGCCAGCAGCGCCGCGCATATGCATGGCTGTAACATCGCTCCTGCATGTATCGCATTTTCACTTCACTGCTTGGAAACACGTTCCGCGCCCTTGTTCCGTCTATCATTCCTTCGCACGATATGCTTTTTCCCGTTTCTCCCAGGTAAAACGGGCATACGCAGTTTGCCGCGCTGCTCAGATTCGGCATGCTGATCACCTCCTGCTGCTCATGCCGTTTATCAGTACCGCTTTCCGTGCTTGTACGTGCGCGTCTGGTTGTACCTGTGCTTTTTCAGCATCAGGGCTTCCGGGCTTATGCCGTGCGCATCTACCCACGCGAGCGCAATGCACATGGCCTGCACATAGGCCTGCCTGCCATATCCGCCACGGCTTTCCATGGTTTTGGCGTTCAGGAAGTCCACAAACACGTCAAACGGCACGTCGTTTACGTTGTAAATCTGGCCGCCGTCTTCGTTTGTGTGGTTCACCAGCCTTTCCCGGTCAATCAGCGCACGCCCGCGCAGCACCGCGCGCTCCACCGTTTCCGGGATCAGATCCGCGTCATATCCCAGCCAGCCCAGATAGTCCAGTATGCGTATGCACCCGTCGATCAGCTCTACGGCCACGCCCTCCGGCTTTGCGTCATAGGCGGCGCAGTCCTGCTCAAAGGTATCGTGTTTGCACGGGCAGCTCGGCTCCCGCTCACAGATCACCATTTTCTCCGTTCGGCCTGCATCCCTGCACGCATGCCACACAAGCGGCCTGCCCGTGCGGTCCTCTTCCAGCGCCTCGGCCCACTCGCTCACAATCAGTGCGCGCACGCCCGCCTCCTGCCTGATGGTATCCCACCAGCCGTGCGCTTTGGCGTTTTCGTGTATGTCCTTCATCAGGTCGATTATCTTAAGCATCTGTATCCACCTCGCACTTGTCTATGATTTCATCAATCCAACCAGCCGCCTCACTTACAAGGCCAGCCAATCCATCTGTGATCTTTTCTCCCCTAAGGGCCGCTATTGAGTCCAGAATTCCCGATACTCTAGCCAGAATCTCTACATCCGACAATTTCATCATGGCTCTCAATCACCACTTTCACAAATTTGTATCCCCGACATGTTTTCTTTTTCTTGTCATGGCAGATTTTGCACAGCACACTGCTCTTTTTCATCCCGCTCCACTCCGCAGCCTCGTCCACGGAATAGAACACCGCAAACGGCAGCTCGTACTTGTCCGCCGTTACCGCCATGTAGAGCACCTCGGTTCCATCCAGCCTTCTCACATCACACATCCTCACCCGTCTTTCGGTTCAAAAAAGTCTTTCGTTGTACACACAGGCGTTCCGTCCTGATAGAAAAAGCCAAAGTGTTTTCCGCATGGGCATCTTAATCTGAACAGCATTTCTTCTAAGATCCTTTTGCCTTCATGGGATTGAAAGTTGCCAAAGTATCCTTCTTCCACAATCACCGCATCCGCGTTGTATCCGGTAAAGTGCCTCGTTTCCTCCGCACTTCCACATCCGATAAAGCGAATCACAGATCCGTTGTAAAACTTTATCGCACCTCGTTCGTACCGCACGCTTTTTTGGAGTCCAGGAAAGGCTTTTATAAAGTTCAACACCTCATCTCCGAATATCACACCCGCCCTGTGTTGGGATCTTGCGATTAGCAGGATGGTCGTTTTGGGCTGCCCCGCGCACATCGTTACAGCTCTGATCATCGTCCTTCTCGTTTTTCTTTCCAGATCCATTCTCAAATCCACTCACTCACACCTCCCTTCCCATACTTGAGCACGGAGGGCTCTGCCCTCCAACCCGCCGGGGCTGCGGCCCCGGACCCCCTCGGTCGGTCGCTTCGCTTCCTCCCTCGACCTGCATCAGCAATTTGGATATAGGCGGCCTGCAACCATACCATGCCATATACGTCATAGCCCATCTGTACGCTGTCCTTCATGAGCTGATAGGTCTTTTTCTCATGGCGGATGGTGGCTTTCGGCTCCTTAATCTTCGGCTCCTTCTTGAGCACTTCGCGCTTCTCTTCCGGCTCCGCAAGGTTCCGGCTTGCATGCCACCGCCTCTGTCCCCTGCGCCTTTCCTGCTTGTTGTTCTCCTCGCTCTGTGTTCCCTTCTTCGGCTTGTGCTGCTCCGTCAGGTATCTGGCCAGACCTTCGCATACCTGCGTATCTTCCAGCATACTCACATGGATTCGTGCGCCTCGGTCTCCCCACACAGCGCGGATCTCCTCCCAGCTCAGCCCGCCGTTCATGATGATGTGGTGATGCCACTGGCTCTGTTTTTCCGTAACCACGATGTACTTGAGTGCCGGCAGCCCCTTGCGCTTCCTCAGCCTGCGGATTCTGTCCAGCAGGTTCCTTTCTCCTCGCATCGCCTGCTGCTCCGTCACCGGCATGCCGTAGGTGTAGGTGATGAACAGATCCTCGTCCTCTTTGCTGAAGTTGGCAAGAATCAATCTTTGCAGCCGCTTCATGCTCCGCTTCTCATTGATCTTCTCCATGTCGGCGGGCGTCTGGTTCTCGTTGGCACTTCGGGGGAGCTTGCTGCCGTAGCGGGTGGAGAAGTAAACCTCTTTCTCGATCATCTTCCCACTGCGGATCGTCCTCTCAATGTACGGCATGCATTTCCCTCCAGTTTCGGCCCGTCCCGCTTTGCGTCACGGGCTTCGCGTCTGCGGTACGTAGTGTCCTCGACGCTCGGCTCCGCCCTCTCATGCGTGAATAGTTAATAGTGTTTACGAGGATGCAAGGGGGCTTCTTTCGCCCCCGTCGGTTGGTCTTTCTTCTTATTAGAATACTGGCGCCGGTATGCGCTTTGTCCAGGCACCGCAGACGTTGTTCTTCACACCATCGCAAGTGCCAAATACCGCGCACTCCTTTTGCACTACCGTGAAAAACATCGGCAGATAGTTTCCGCAGCTTTTACATACCTCCGGCACGCCCTCGCGCGCCCGTGTTTCCACCCAAGCCTCCGCCGCCTGCTTTTCAGTCATTCTCACGCCGCTGCACCTCTCTGCGCACCACGCTTCTGGCATTTTGCACCATCTGGCCGATGTACTGCTTGCTTACGCCTTTGCTTTTGCCAATCACTGCCAGCGTTTCGCCCTCTGCGTTTCTCTTCAGGCATTCATACCATTCGCTTTGGCCGATCCTCTCAAGCATCTCGTGGATTTCCTCCATTGTTATGCCCAGCGCCTCGGCCTCCACGTCCATGCCCGAAGGTATCACATCCCCCAGGTGGATTTCTCCCCGCCTGTCTCCTCGTATCACCACCTGCTCTATCGACAGGTGTTTGCGGTTCCCGGCGCGCCGTTCACGGCTCATCTCTTCCAATCGAGTTCCAATCTCATTGCGTATGCATTTGGTTGCATACGTGGAAAAGGACACGCCCACATCCGGCTTGTAGGTTCGCGCTGCTCTGAGCAGCCCAATCCTGCCTTCCTGTGCCATGTCCTCAATCTCCCAGCTGTACAAGCGTCCCTGCCGGTACAGCTGGGCAATCGTCATGTACACAAGGCCTGTATTTTCTTCTACCAGCCTTTGTTCGTCGTTCATTTTCCTTCGTTTGCCGCGCGCTGGCGGTTCTTTTCCTCGGCGCGTCTGGCGTGCTTGTGCATCATGGCAATCTCATGCGCTTCGCGGTCGCCAATCCAGATGTCCGCACTGCTGATGCAGCACAGGTTCATCATTCCGCGCTTTACCACCAGGTGTGCGGTTCCTTCGCTGCTCCTGCGTACCACAAAGGTCAGGTCGCCCTTGCGATCCTCAACTGGTTTGAGCCACTTGGTATTGGCAAACACGGTTTCGCCGTCATCCGCCATGGCGCATCGCATCCGCATGCCGCTCCAGCCGATTTCGATGGTGCTAAGCTCCGCGTCCCGATCCAGCGGCTGATAATCCGCCGTGTACTGGCGCATATGGTCGTTCAGTTCCATCTTGAATACCTTGTAGCTGTCGCGCTTCTTCATCGGCACATCCAGCACCGCCATCAGTTGGTTTTCGTCCAGCGTGGGCAGCCCATCCAGCGGATACACCGCCACGCCGCCAATCACCAGCCATTGCCGCGCCGGTTTTAAGTCCACGCCCGGTTCGTTGATCAACGTCACGCCGCCGGCGTCTCTGGCCAGGGCTGCTATATCTTTGATTTTCATGTGCTCCTCCTTCGTGTCGTTTTTCGCCGCAGGCGGATTTGCACCGCCATCTCCGGGTTCTGGTTTGGCACATCCAGTCCAAGTGTATTGGTTTTGCCCGGTATGCTGCTTGCACCATGCGGCTTTGCGCGCCGCCTTGTCTGTTTCCGTGTCCTGGCTCATCACACTTTCACAGAGGCGGCGACCCAAAGCGGGGAGAACAGCCGATCAGTCAGGCCCTGGCCCGCGCATGCAGCCCAGCGGATGGTTCGTCCGCTCTATCGCTGCATTGGTGGGCAGACAGGGATTCGAACCCTGATCATGCTGGTTATGAGCCAGCCGCGCTTACCATTGCACCATCTGCCCATGTGGATATGGAACCGGCCGGAGGCTGTGATCCAGCCGGTTCCGCTCTCCCTACTACTAAAATGCTTTTGCCCAGCGGTTTTCCACGCCGCTTTGGGCTTTGTGGCTAGGTTCCGGTTACTGCAGTCCATTGCCTGTTCTTCCCGGCAGCCTCGGCGCTCTGTGATGGCTTCTCCGATTTGCTGACCCTTGGCAAAACAGTTCTGCAGCTGTTCAGCGTTGGAATCATGGTTCTTTATCCTTTCTTAAATCCATTACACCGCCGCGTTCTGGCCGCCGCCTTTATGGCTAGATTCCGGTCACCGTGGTGTGCCATCTGGCCATTAGGGTCACTCCTTTATGCAAATGTTAATATGGTTGCAATTACAGCAAGCATAAGCATCAGTAATCCTATCACAGAAAAAGTAGGCACCAATTTATCGGCCGCATCATTTCTAGTCCAAACGTACACAATCCCCGATACCCCCGCACACATTACGGATATGGCCGTCATCATCCACGCCACTACAGCGATAGTCATCATTTTCTCTTCACTCCCTCCACTGTTTCTATCAAAAGCCGCACGGTAAGCAGCAGCCAGTAGCACGCCGTCAGGAGTCTTGCGTCCTTCCCGGCTATGTGCAGCGCCGCTATGGCAGCCGCGTGCAGTATCAGGTTTGCCGTAAGCCACAGTTTCAGGTTGTTCATTCGTTCGGTTCCTCTTCGCGTTCCTTGAAGCTTTCGCACGCAATATCCAGCTTGCAGCCGTAGCCGCCGTCAAATATCTGCCCCATGTGATACGTTTGTTCCTTTTTGTAGCTGTTTGCGCAGATCTTGCAGTGCTGGCCGGTTTTCTTTTTCTGCAATTCAGCTTTTGCTATTGCAAGCTCACATTTCAGTTCGCCATTGGTTCTCCGCAATTCCCGAACTTTCATTTCCAGTTTCTCTTTTTCCCTAAACCATTTCAGCAGTCCCATTGGATCACACCCTTTTGCATTTCATTCATCTGGAGCGGATGACGGGAATCGAACCTTCAACTTCAAACCAAACTTCCTTTGGCTCGTTGCAGTGTGCGCATACCCGGAAGCCTTCCTCGTTCACTAGATCATCTTCCGAAGTGTTGTCCCCGCTCAAAGCAGGCTGAAGCAAATTACCAAACATACCAGCGTCCATGTTGTCACTTCCTTACAGCGCCTTGCTCCATCTTGTCTTCATTTCTTTTGGAATTGCTTGCTTTCTGTTGCGTGAACCTGTCCAATGTGTTCCGCCTGCAATGCCTTCACAGGTGAAGTTGCTTGCCTTCAGGCTTGCACCGTTTTCTGATTGCAGAATGTATGTGATGATTTTTTTGTATCCCATATGCTTTGCAACCCGGCATGCTGCTCCGTACAACATAGAACAGGCGTTTTTTGTTCCATCCGTGCATAATCTGTTAATTTCACAAGTCAATCCGTCATCCAAGTGCCTTGATACAGGTCTGCCGCACACAGCACAACCAACCATTTTTTCATCATCAAACAATCCAATTGCGAATTTGCATCCAACGCTTGGCGGATGGTGCCTGTGATGCAGTGAAATGAATTCAGAAGCTTGTCTTAGTGTAATTGGTCTTATATCCATGTTTCGTCACATCCGTTGTCTTTTACCACGGCACCTGATCGCCGTTGTCGTAATCATCACGGTTATCCTTTCCGCCAGAGAAAGCAACAAAGTAACCTTCCTCCGGTTGAAACTCTTTCAGGCGTTTGATGGCTATCTTCACCTTTTCATCGATTGGTCGCATTCTTGTTCTCCTTGTTTCATTCATCTGGAGCGGATGACGGGAATCGAACCCGCGAAACCAGCTTGGAAGGCTGGGGTTTTACCACTAAACTACATCCGCACGCGGGATGGCCACAGCCCTCCCTTGCTTTACAGGTCCGTAACCGGCACAGCCATCGCCATGGCCTTGCCAATCATTTCAGGATTGTTGAAAATCTCGCTCATCTTCTCGCGTTTCACGTCCTGCATGCCGTCCCACTTGGCAACGGCCATCCTCGCAGCTGCGCGCAGCGCGCCAGTGTTCGCCATCACTGTACTCATGTGGTCAATGCTGCTGCACACCATGGTTTCACCGCCGATTTTTTCGCCCTCATCGGTAATGCCCATTACAAGGCACTCGTCGCATTCGATGGTCCTGTTCTCTTCCTCGTTCTCCAGGTTGTGGATCATGATTTCAAGCTTTGCCATTGGTTTCTCTCCCTTTCCTTTATTCACTCATCATCACCACGTTGTTGGCGTGGGTCAGGTAAGTCACTCCATTCATGGTCAGCTGCTTCATGCCGTTTCCTCCTCCACGATCTCATACACAAACCGGCCCTTGCCGCTGTTTCGCCACTGGCCAAGGCCGCGCAGCTTGCCATAGTCCAGCCACTCGATCACCGCTTTTTTTAAATGCGGGCTGAGCAAAAGCACATCAAACTCCAGCACCGCTCCGGCGGGAATAGCCTCACTGTGGGCAATGGCCACGCGCTCGCCCTGCGGGGTACTGGCTCGCAGCGGACGCTGGCAATCGCCCATCTCGCCTTCAAACACAATCGGGATGTGCCTGGGGCCTACAAAGATCAGTCCGTCGATTTCCTTTTTGTACGCTTTAATCTTGCTGCTCTCGCTGCCGCTCACCTTGCGCAGCGCACCGCAGCTATCCTTGAACATGCCTTTGATCTGGTAATCGTACAAAACCGGCCTGCCTTCATGGCGTGGGAAAACCGTCATCTGCTTTTCCACCACCGCATCCTCGCCGATGGCTTCAATCTCCTCCGCCAGCTTCTTGGCGTCCGGCGCCTTGCTGGCGATGTAGGCTTCGTGCAGATCCTTCTGGTTGGGATGGCTGCCCAGCATCTCTTCCATTGTGGTAATTCGGATTTTCATGGTCGTGGTTTCCATTTCTCATTCTCCCTTTCATTTGTTTGCTGTGCTTTTCCACAGCTTGTCGAGGTGTGGCGCTTCTATGCCGATGCAAATCCCTTCTGGGCTACGCAATGCCTTGGCGGCTCTCGTCTCACCAATGCCGTTCCATTGCAACGCATATCTTCTCATTTCCTTTGCCGAGCTGATCAGATCTCTGCCATCGCCAACCATAGCCATGCCGTTGCTGCCATAACCGCGCTTTCCCTTTCAATGCTTCTCACGTCATAACCACGCTTTTCCCTTCCAATGCTTCTCACGTCAGCGCCGTTCATTTCCCATGCCGTTCCACGCCGATCAACGCGTATCCGCCGCATACCTTTTCTCTTCCGTTCCTGTCCTTTCCACAGCTGTTCCCGGTTTCGCGTCTGCTTGCCCATCCGTCGCTGCGCGTCCGATGCATACCGTTCCTTGGCGCTTGTTCGCATATCGGTGCAATGCCATTGCAGCCCTTCTCCTTCATTTCCCACGCCTCGTTTGCTCTTCGTTCCAACGCAAAGCCTTTGCCTCGCTTATCTGTGCCGTCATCTCCGTCGCTTTGCTGACTATGCTTTTCCCGCGCACGTCAGCCCTTTTCTTCTCCACCGCGTCACGGCTTGTCCAGTGTCAGGTATTCATGCCACACCCACATGGCGTGCGGGCTTGTCCAGTGCAGCACCTGCACCCATCCATCCTGCGCGCCCAGCACCTGCACCCGCACGCCCCGGCTCCAGTTGGCGCACACCCGGTGCTCCTTGCCGGGACCTGTGCGGAAATTCACATTCCAGGCGTTCACCATGGCCATCCGCGGCGTTTCCTCCGCCCGTGCTGCCTCGCACATAAAGGCAAGCATCAGCGCCGCCATAGCAATCAGCAATATCCACGCGCAGCCTTTGCGCGTTATGTGCTTGGTACTGCGTTTCATATGCATCCATGCTCCTTCAGCAGGTCGTAGGCGTGGGCTTTTACCTCCAGCAGTTCCTGCTTGACCCGACTATTCCAAATGCGTTCGCCTTCAAGCTGGGCTTTGGCCTTGTCCATTTCCCATTTCAGGCGCGCATCTGCATCTTCTTCACGCTTAGTGTAGATGGCCGCAGCGTTATCCAGCTGCTTTTCCGCTTTGATGGCGCGCAGCTTCCAGGTCTTTGCACCGTGGCGGATGTGGGTGATCTTTTCGCTCATCTCTCTGGCGATCATCTGCCAGTAGTCGTCCTCGCGCATGCGTTTCCTTCTGGGATCGTTCAATGCTTTTTCGTATGCGGTCATGTTGGCTCCTTTCTCACTCATACGCACAGCCACCACCTCACAAACAGCACAGTGCACGCAACCGCGAACCCAGCCGCCGGCAGGGCGATCTGCCAGGTCTTGTCCACCGGCATGCTATCCGGCCACATGTGGCGGATCCTCCACCACCTGTGCAGCCTGCTTTCCAGCTTGAACTCCTGCACCATGTTGGTCATCACGGCTTGTCCACCTCCGCCCTCGGTACAAGGCCGTTTTCTTCCAGCCAGTTTTCCGCCTGCTCCATGGCGGCGTCGCGGTCGTGCATGGCTTGCAGTTCATGCACCCGGCTTTCCTTGCAGTAAAGCGCCCACTTGGTTTCCATCTTCACGGGCTTGTCCCCCGGCTTGCCGCCTTTGGGTTCCATCACCCGGCGCAGGCTGTACTTGCCTGCGCCATAGCGGTAGTAGCGCGGTATTCCATGCGGCGTCTGCATCGGCATCCACATCATCGGCCTGCCCCGCTGCGCGTCGCAGGCTTCGGGGCTGCGGGTCATAGCGTCCTCGCCCCTCGGCTCCGCCCTCTTCGCCTTGTGTACATCCATCACCGTTCATTCTCCCTTCATCTTTGCGGCCTTCTGCGCCTGGTAAATCCGGTTGGCGACTGCGTAGGCCCTGTCCCACGCCGCCTTCTGGTCCTTTTCCAGTGCGCTGTCGTCTATGTGCACCACGCATCCCTTGGGCATGCCGGGGCAGTTTTCGCTTGTGTAGGTCGCCACAATCGCCATTTGGATCACCTCGCTTTAGCGTATTCGGGTCAGGCTTGTCAGGTTGCGTTGATTTCCTTGATCGCTTCTTTCAAGCGTTTTTCCTCTTCTTTGGCCAGCTGCTCACGCCTTTTGGTCTGCGCTTCCAGGTAATTCCGGCTTGCTTCGGCATCAAGCGCTCGCAGCAGCGCGCTTGCCGTCTTGCCGATCTCTGCGCCGATATCAAGGATGTCTGCTGCATCGCCACGTGCTACCGCGTCCTCAAACAGTTCGTGCTGCTTGTCCAGCACCTCTTCCAGCATCTCAACCGGGGTTTTCTTCATGGCGGTTTCTCCTTTCCTTACCTGCAATGCATGGGCTTGTCGTCGGTCAGCACAATCGTCAGTTCGCCCTGGCAGTTCACCCACAGCTTTTCAACCATGTGCTCGCCGTACACCGCCAGCCTATGCGGGGTCAAAAGCATTTCTTCTTCCTTGCACTCAATGCGGACCGTCGTGTTGTTCTCCACCAGTTTCATCAGGTTTTGCAGGTTGATCATGGGGTTGCTCCTTTCTGCGGATGCTCTATCCGCCATAAACTTTTCACACATCTGCATGTATAGCTGCTGCGCTATCAGTTCCCCTTCTTTCAGCTTTTCCGCTATCGAATTTCTGTTCAGCGCAGGATCCAGCGGGTCAATCTCATGCCTTTGGGTGATCCTATCCAGCTTTTCACGTACCTTCACATCGCTGATCTTCAGCTCGTAGGTTTCCTGTCTTGGCGCTGGCATCCAGCCTGTCAGCTTCAGCCCTTCGTTGATCCTCGGCAGCGGTTGATACGGAGCGAAGTTCATCTTTCGTCCTTCTTCCATCAGGCCACCCGCTTTTCCAGCATCGTGTAGGCCATCACGAAAGCGTTAATCGCCACAAGCGCCAGCTCCGCGTCCGTTTCCACCATGCCCGCCAGCCTCATCTGTTCCTCCGCCAGTCGTTCCGCCTCGGCACGTCGTTCCTCGGTCATTTCCCTCACCTCCTGTTTTTCCTTCGGCTCTGTGGTATAATCTCTCTATCCTGCTTGAAAGGTGGTATCCAATTTGATCCTTCTAAAAAACAATGTGGAAACTGTCGTTTATAGGGAATCTCACCCCATCGTCAAACAATGCATGCTTTTTGCTTCAACCGTCACACTCTCTGAGCCAGAAATTCATGCTTTCGATTTTGCTTTCTCACTCTTCGAGCAGGCCGTTTCATCCGAAAACTTGGTTCTCCCCTCCATCCCCGTTGCTGTCTATCTGACTTCTGATGGCTCCTTTTCTCTCCAATTTGTAAACAATGCCGATCTTGCTCTTTACCAGCGTATGATTGTCATTGCCGTTGACCGTTGGCGCGTTCTTGGGCTTCATCCGTTGTTCATTTCGGTTATTCTTCTGGAAGAACTTTGCCACTGTTTCTGGGATATTTCTGATGAATCACTCGTCAAAGACAAAGTCGTCTCTATTTTTCAGCAGCAACTCCCGTTCCTTGACCGTAATTATCTATATGCTCCATTCGAAAATCCGCGCTCCTGATTCCTATAGCCTCCGTATATCCTCCACTCTTCCGCTCTTCGATGCTGATGTTTCCTGTCTCTTGCACCAGTTGTTCCACTGCCTCCTTCAGCGCTTCTTCCCAGCTTTTTGCTATTTGCAAAAAGCATCTGTCCGGTACCTTTTTCAAAAACATTTCAGCATTTGCATGCAGCGCGCGGCATGCTTGTGACTTCTGTTCTTCACTTGCCGTTTGCAAGGTTCTGTATAACTGGTTCAGGGTCATGATCAATGCCGTTCTATTCATTAGTTCCTCCGCTACATTTTTTGGTCTGTTTTGTCTTTGCAATAACAAAATACCACACCTTTTTGTAGTTGTCAATACTTTTTGTGAAATTTTTGTCTTTACAAATACATTTATTTTTGATAGAATGTTTTTGAGGAGGTGAAGGCACCTTGAAAGACCGGATCAAAAAAATCCGGAAAGATTCCGGATTGAATCAAACGGAGTTCGGCGCGGAGATCGGCGCGTCCAGACCCATGATCGCTTCCTATGAGGGCGGCAGCGTCGTCCCGGATGCGTCCAAGCGCATGCTGATCTGCGAGAAGTTCAACGTCAATCCCGATTGGCTGGAGAACGGCGGGGATATCGACCCCTACAAAAAGGGGCTTTTGCCCAGGCTTTCGCTGGCGCTGCGCGCTGCGCCCGCCATCGAGGCTGCGCTCACGCAGCTGGTGGATCGCATGACCATCGAGGATTGGCAAATCCTTAATGCCGTAGTCGAAAAAGCCATCAAAAAAGAGGAGTAGGCTGTTTCCTACTCCTCTTTCTTTTTGCGCATCAGGCGGTTTGCAGCTCGCGTTCTTTCCTCGCTTCCTCGTTCATGCCCTCCGCCGCGTATTGTCTCAGGCACCACAGCAGGCTCTCAAAATCTTCTTCCTTCACATACCCCAGCAGGCGCCGCGCCTGCTTTTTCATTGTTTCCCTTTTCATATGTGCCTCCTGCTTTGTTATGCGCTCCCGCGTCCCGTTCTCATTATACGAACGCTTGTTCCCCGTAACAATGAATTTTAGTGAACTCTTTTTATGGAAAATTGTATTTTTATTGTATTTCGCTTTGGGTTGCGTTTCATTTTTGCTAAAATATTCTTAATATCGTATGTTCCCCGTTGTGCTGCCCTTGCGGTAATAAATGCGGCTGGTTCTTGGGCCTTGCTTCGCGTTTGCTCTCCGGGGTTCCATACTTTCCATCTCCTTTCGATGGCATCATCTTAGCAAAACAAAGCCGGGAAATCAGCATCATTTCCGAAAAATCCATTTTGTTTTCGGGAAATCTCCTCCTGTTTTCAGGAAATTCACACTTCAAACGAGGTGACGTCTTGCTATCCACTGTACATACCTATCTTAATCTCAAGAAGAACGAACGCGGCCTTACCCTTGGCAAGATCGAGCAGGCGCTTTCTATCAAGCATCCCGCCCTCAGCATGTCCGATACCAAGCTTTCCAGAATTTTCAAGGATCCGCAAACCAAAATATCCATCGAGGAGCTTTTGGCCATTGTGGATTGCATGGGCCTTGATAAACTTGAAATCCTGGCCATTCTTGGCGAGCAGGAATATCGCGCTTCCGAGGGAGTAGGCTACAAAGGCGCAACCGAACTTATTGCCGACTTTGAGCGTAGGGAAGCATCCCAGCGTGATTTTTATGAAAATCAGCTTGCAAAGGAAGCCGCCCTTCGCAAGAACATTCACGATGCCTTCAAGGAAGTAAGCTCTGCTTTCGATCATTCCGTCAAGATCATCCAGCAAAACCACGAAGCAGCCATTCAGCAGCGCGACGACGTGTATACCCGCACCGTTACCCACCTGAAAACCCAGCTTCTAACAGATGCGGAAGAATACCATCACGCTATCACCAGCAAGGATGAAGCGCTCGCCACCATGGCCACCCATGCCGGCGCCGCCATGAAAAGCGTGAAATGGTGGAGGCTCACCGCCGTTTTCGTCATTGCTGTTCTTGTGGTTGTCTTTCTCTATGTTGTGTGGGAAATCCGCAACCTCGATAAAGGCGCTACCGCCATCCTGATCCAGATGGTTAGGGATGGTTTGATCTGAACATTTTATAGAAAGCTTGTGATCGTGTGACATCTTGGTTGTTTGTTATCATACCTATCACTTTGCTTTTGGTCTGGTTTCTTTTCCGGGCTGCCGTTGATAAAGAGGTTGAAAAGCACTCTCATTCTTTTGATGAAAAAATCGAGCGGCTGAAATCCAGAATTAAAACCACAGAGCAACTTGAAAAAGAAATCAAAGATAGTTATACAGATCAGTACCACGAAGCTGAAGAACGTTTAAAAGCTGAATATTCAAAAAAATACAATCAAATTGACAAGGAACTCGAAAAAAAATATTTAGCGTATTATAATCGACAAAATAAAGAATGTGAAATTCTTCTCAAATCTAGTACTGAAGCGCGTCCCTATCTCGCCTCTCTGATCTCTGATTATTTGACATATGATTTAGAACGAGCAACAAAAAAATTAGAAACGTCCTTTAATATGCGTTTGGCTGACAAAGCCATCAAGACGCGAGAGCTCACCAAACAACTTAAAGAACTCTCCTATCAATATTATCTGTTAAAATTCGAAACAGAATCTTTATTTGCCATGTACCCCAAAATCGAAGAATATTTCGAAACAGGCTGTTCGGATTTTCCCTTTTCAGCCAATCTTGTCGATTCTGATCCTATTAAAAACTACATTTCTGATGAAGAATATAATAAATTATCAGAAAACGAACGAAACCAAAAATCTCTTGACAATTATGTTTCTTCACACAAAAAAACAAAATGGCAAATAGGACGCGACTATGAATTGTATGTAGGTTACCGGTTGCGCGAAAAAGGATTCTCCGTTTCCCAAACTGGCATATCTGACAAATTGGAGGACTTGGGAAGAGACATAATAGCCACAAAAAATTCTGTTCACTACATCATTCAATGCAAATTTTGGGGAAAAGAAAAGATAATTCATGAGAAACATATTGCCCAGCTTTACGGAACCACTATTTGTTATATGATTGAAAATCATCTTTCTCCCGATCAAGTAAAAGCTGTTTTTTACACTAACATTGATTTTTCTGTTACCGCAAAGCACTTTGCGGAGTATCTATCAATTAAACTCGTTCCTTTTTTTGATTTAGGTGATTATCCTAGAATAAAATGCAAAATCAATTATGATGTAGCAGGCAACAAAACCCACATTTATCATCTTCCAATGGATCAGCAATACGATAGTACTCAAATCAATCTATCTAAAGGCGACATGTATGCTTTTACTGTACAAGAAGCTGTTGATCATGGATTTCGTCGCGCCTACAAATGGCACGGTAATTAGAAAGGAGGCACCATGTACTGCATCTATCTTCGCAAATCCCGCGCTGACTACGAAGCCGAGCAGCGCGGCGAGGGCGAAACCCTGTCCCGGCACCGCGATATCCTCACAGCACTGGCTGCGCACAATCATCACCCCATCGGTCACATCTATCAGGAAATCGTATCCGGTGAAACCATTGCGGATCGCCCTCAGGTGCAGCAGCTCATTTCCGATCTTGGCGCTGGCAAATGGGCCGGCGTTTACGTTATGGAAATTGAGCGTCTGGCACGCGGCGATGCCATGGATCAGGGGCTCATCACCCACGCATTCAAATCATCCGGCGCGCTCATCATCACCCCGCTCAAAACCTACAACCCCACCACGGATCAGATCGATGAAACCTTCCTGGAATTCAGCCTCTTCATGTCGCGGCAGGAGTACAAAACGCACAAGCGCCGTTTGGAGGCCGGCATCGAGCAATCCACGCGCGAAGGCAAATTCGTCGGTTCCCGTGCGGCCTACGGCTACCGCAAAGTTCCCATTGAAAACGAAAAAGGCTTCACCCTCGCCATCCACGAAGAGGAAGCCGCCGTTGTCCGCCAGATCTTCGATTGGTACTTAAACGGCATGGATGGCCGTGATGTTGGCATCACCGCCATTTCCAACCGTCTGGCCGAGCTGCATACTCCGCTCGGTCTGCATGGTACTGTTTGGGATGGCTGCCGCGTTCACCGCATGCTCACCAATCCCGTTTATGTCGGCATCATCCAGCGCGGCAAAGATAAAACCGTCCGCACCGTCACCCCCACCGGCGTTACCAAAAAGCGCGTTGTTCAAAAGACGGCTCCGCAGTATCCCGGCCGCCACCCTGCCATCGTTTCCCGTGAAGTGTTCGACGCTGTACAACTCAAGCTCAAGTCCGTCGGTTCTTCCCGCACGCTGCCCGTGCACACCAAGCGCACGCTCAGCAATCCCCTTGCGCAGCTGGTGGTTTGTGCGGAATGCGGCCACACCCTCACGCATCTGCCCGCTGCTGGCAGGCAGGATGCACGCCTCCTGTGCCAAACGCGCGGCTGTCCCACCGTCATGTCCTACCGTTATCTTATCGAGGAAGCCGTGCTCGCCACCCTCCGCCAATGGCTCAACGACGCTGGCCGCGCAGAAACCGCATCCCCCATCCCGGATGATCGCGCGTTCATTCAGTCCGCCATCGCCAATATGCAGGCAGACCGCGCCAAGCTCATCAAGCAGATTGATCATCTGCACGATCTGGTGGAGCAGCAGGTGTACACCGTGCAGCAGTATAACGAGCGCTACGTCGTTCTCCATCAGCGCCTCAAAGAGCTGGAGGATTCCATTGCCGCCGAGCAGCACCGTCTGGATTCTCAGCCCGTTTACTGCACCAAGCAGGAGCTTGCCCCCGCTATCATCCGCCTGTTGGATCTGTACGATTCCTCTACCCCCGCACAAAAAAACGCACTTCTCAAGGAGTGCATTTCCAAGGTTCTCTACCGCAAAGAGAAAGCAGGCCTCGTCCTTCGCGGAAAGGTCTATTCTTCCCCGGCAGACTTCGAATTGGTCATTCTGCCCAAATTGAAATAAAGCTTTTCTTTTTGCCATGCGAGTATATCATATTGCGTTGCATACATACTCTGCTATATGATATACTCATAAAAAAGCCCGCCAAATGGCGGGCTTTCGCTTACTTATGCCTCTGGTCCAGACACTTCTTCACGCGTTCCATGTCCGCGTCAATCATCATCTCTTCCACGTCCCACACGGCTTTCATTCCGGCCTTGTCGGCCATCTTTTCCGCCTGCGAGCTCAGCATCTCAGCATGGTTTACCTTTTCTGTGGCGATCCTTCGATACACCTGGCTCAGTTCCGGGTACTCATGCATGTGCTTGTTGGCTTCGTTCGCGTATTTCTCCGCGCAGTGAAGCTCCTTGCGCACATCCATCAGCAGCTCGATCATTTCCATCATTCTGCACCGCCTCCCGTTATGCACCGGTGGAGATTCCGAAGATCTCCCTCATCAAATGCCAGTCTGCCAATCAGCGGAATATCCATCATGATTTTCCCCTGGCGCTTGATCTGCTCAACAGCAGCCGCATACAGCGTATCCCAGTCCACCTGGCTGCCTTCAATGATCCCCAGGGTCTTGACAAGCTCATTCTTGGCCAACGATGCCATCATGGCTTCGACGCGCCCGGATATCATCCCAAGTCCAACGCCGAGAAGAAACTGGCCCTTGCTGTCAAGAATCGGCATCATGTGCTTTTCAGCGTAGAGCATCACGCCGTCTCTGATCTTCGAAATCTCCACCATGTGCTACCTCCTGTTAGGTCGTGGGAGTCGTGGTCGTGGTATTGGGAGTGATGGTCACAGTCACATCACCCCAGCCCGGGCAAATGCTGCCGTTGGGTACCACGCGCTTAGTCAGCGCCATCAGCTCGGCGATCTGGCCAGCCATGCAGTTAAGGTTCGCCGTGTTGGCGGCGTTGTACACCTTCTGATCGCACAGCTCGGCACGAATGCCCTTCAGCTCGCCGTCGAAGTACTTGTACACTTCCAGCAGCTTCTGATCGTTGTACACGTTGGCATCGCGCAGGGCAATACCAGCCTGCAGTTCAGAAATCCTCTGTTCCTGATTCAGTTCGTAGTGACTCACGCTACCAGGAACGCCGCAGCCAACGTTCCTACCCCAGCCTACCAGGCCGGGCAGAATGCCATTCGCGCCACCGAGCATACCCAGAGCAGTACCCGCAATACCAAGACCAAGACCCGCTCCCGCTACACCTTTAGATGCATATTCCATGAATAGAACCTCCCAAAGTTTTATTCTTGGGATGGTGGCCACCTATCCACGTCTAGATTTTCGCACAAAAAGAAGCGGGGAACCTATCAGGTTCCTCGCTCATTCCTCTCAGTTTTCTATCACAGCAGTTTGCTGCGTATGGATACCTGCCGCCTGTGCACGCTTGCCTCGCTCATGTGCAGCGCATCAGCCACCTTGATTACGCTATGGCCGCGCCTGCGCATGATCAGCACCTGTTCCTCTTCCTCCGTCAGCCGGTCCAGGTCATCCCGCGAGAACGGCCGTGCAGCGAATGTCTTGAAATTCACACAGCCACCCCCTTCCCGCCTTATTCTTCAGGCGGCTTTTCATCCTCTGCCTGCTCTTCCTTTGCCTTTTCACCCAGAATCTCCTTCACCTTTTCGGGGAACGGCACGCCAATCAGGTTCAAATTCTCAACAATCGAAAGTCCTTCATTAGCTACATAAAACCAGCACGCCGCGTCTCTGCACATGGGTGTGCCAAAGTTCAAAGCGCCATCCAACATGGTTGCCATCAGCACCACCAGCAGCATCAGTCCTTTCTTTGCCAGCCCGATGAAGCCCACCTTGCTGCTCAGCCCGCCATACTCCGTCTTGTGGCTTTTGCCCATGGCAGCCACAATCACACCGCTCACATAATCCACAATCATCATCGTAAGCAGTACTTTCATCAGCGCATCCCAGCCGCCCAGCATACCCGCCACAGCTCCTCCTGCGGCAGCAGCCGCCTTGATTACTTTGCCCCAGATCTGTTCCATTGCCACTCCTCCTTCGTTCAGCTCAGTGCATTTTCCAGCGCATCCATCAGGGCTTCCGCCATCTGCCTTGGCAGAGTGATCTGCACGTCGTTTTCCATCTCTTCTACTCCAACTTTGGCCAGGAATGCGCGCTGCACATATCCCGTTTGCCCTTTCCAAACCACTTTGGCCCACACGTCGTTGGTTTCTTCCAGCACCTGCAGCAGTTCCCCGTTCGGTACGTCGCCGATGTCCGTAGTCTTTGCAACCCTCGGCTCGCTTCTCAGGTTCAGGATTCCGCCGCTGGTTACCACCTGTGCATCATAAAGCGCCATCATTTCCTCCTGTTCGCCATAGTCCGGTCTTCCATATCCGGCAATCCGTTCATAGTCCTTCCGGTACCTTTGCCGCTCCACGCGGTTGTTGCTGTTTCCTTCGATGGTGTATATGTAGGTATTGTCTACACGTTCCACTATGCCCGTGTGCTGCAGCTTGTTCGGATCGCTTCTGTCTTTCGGCCAGAAATAAACCACATCGCCCGCTTTTGGCGTGTCCATCAGCCGCCCAGCGCTTTTCATGAATCCCCGCAGGTACCTGACCCCGGCAGCAGCACTTCCCAGTTTCAGGTGCAGCAGCCTCAGCGCCGCCTGCAAACCGTAGGCCGTTACAAAGCACCAGCACACAAACACAGCGCACCATTCCACGCCCGTTTTGGATCCGTTAAAGAATTTCACCTTCCACAGATCCCGTGCATACTTGGTATAGTTCCCGTCGCCCGCATTGGCCTGCGGATCATCCAGCTGTGCATTGGTTTCCTTTTCGCTGTATCCAATCTCAGCCGCAGCCACATCCAAAAGCCGCTGTATGTCGTATGCCATCAGGCGTCACCCGCCCACACTTCCCATGCGGCCGGCAGCACATCCGGCCCACGGTCCAGCGTGTTCTGCAGCGCCTGATAAGCCAGGCCATCCGTCCAGATCATCCACTCTCCGGCGTTGTATACGTCGGTTGCGTTGGTGGGCTGCACCCACGGCAGCGCGTATTCCCGCCTGGTTGCATGATACGGCGCCCACAGCGCGCGGCTTTTTGCGGGGTTCCATCCCTCTTCGCCATAGTGTGTGTGCGTCTGCACGCACTTCCACGGCTGTCCTTCATCTGTGCGCACATCACCCGCTGAATATGCAGCAGGTTCAGTCATGCTTCCAGCTTTCCACGGTTTCAGCAGCGGCGCGGCCTCGATCACGCCGTCAGCATCCGTGCTAGTCGCATGATCCTGCGCATATCGGGCCATCACGCGGCCAATGGCGCGAAAGGTATCGTTGTTACTGTACATCTGCCACACCTCCCATCAGGGCTGTCATCTGCTGTTCAAGCTCGTCAATGCGCTCGCTGTCGCTTGGCGCAGGGGTTTCGGGTTCAGGTTCGGGAAGCGGATCATGTACATATTCGCCTTCAACATACAGATAATCCGTAATATTACCTTCTGGCAGTTCATCCACAATGGGCATATTGTCATATCCGCCGTTGGGCAGCACAACCCATGCAGACAAAATGCGGTTATCCTCCGCAAGATTCAAAGCGTATTTCCTCACGATTCAGGCACCCCCTTAACACCGTAGATTCGATAAGGTATGCAATTCACCGTAGTGGTTGAACCACTCGTCAAATAGACACTTGGCCCAAATTTTTTTGTGCTGAAGGTGAAGTTTCGATAATTGCCAGCAGCCGTATTGCTGCCGTCGGTAATGAGATACATTCTTGCGTCCTTTCCAACCGGCACAAAACCAGTTGAGTCGTATGTGCTGGACAAATAATACAGGTTATACGTAATCATATAGTAAGCAAACCCGTCAAAGTTTACATCAACAACTTGTTCGGCAAATTCACTTGCTGGGCTTGCGTTCTCCCACAGAAGTTCCATCTGAATCGAATCCAAATTTCCGCCACCAATCATATTGAAAATCATGCAGTCACCCCCTGTACGACTACCATCACGTTGGCCTCCAGATCAATTTCCGGCAGTTCAGTGCAGGTAAAAGCCAGTACGCCGTCTCCCTGCGCTGCCGCTCTGACTCCGGATTCCAAATATGCTTTTCCCATCGTCCTGTCAGTTGGTGGAGAAACGATTGCCGACGTTTTGTTTTTGTCGATGGTGATATGCTCCACGACCACGCTCTGACCGTAGATCTCTCCCTCCTGTTCCCATGCAGAAAGCGGCAGCAGCGCAGTCTGCGCGTAGAGCTCTGCTTTTCGTTCTGCCTTTTTATCCACTTCCTTGCCGGCTGCGGCGCTCATGGGCTTGTCCGTTTCCTCCGTGCTCACATCCTGCACCAGGTCCTCTGCGTCAAACTTTTCATTGGTAAGCTCGTTCAGTTTCTCGGCCACCGTGATCTGGCCTTCCTCCAGCACCGTCATGTGCTCCGCCGTTACCGTGATATTGCCGGTATCATCCACCACACGCCCGTTCACCGTTACGTTGATGTTTCCGCCCAGCTGTTCCAGCCACTCTTTTTCCGTGCCGTTAAATCCATTGCGCACAGCCACTTCATAGGCGCTGTATCCCTTCCAGCGTTCCAGCTGCACGCGCACTTCCTTCTCATTCATCACTCATTGCCTCCACCACGCCAAACCTTGCGTATTCCATCGGGGTGAATACCTCCAGCCCCTCCTCGTCCATCTCCCGGATCCGCACATCCCACACATAATTGCCGGCAGGTATGTCCGTTTCATCTGGGGTAAGCATCACATGCACCTTGCCATCGGTTGTCTCAATCTCTTTGCGAATCACAGGTGCATCGTGCCGCCACGGCTTTTTCTTCACCGCGAAGATCGCCGCCGTTCCGTCCTTCACGTCCCTGTTTTCCAGCACAATCGAAAACCGCGTGCTGTCGCCTCTGGTGATCTGAATGGCCTTTTCCTCGATTCTCAGCACTTCCTCGCCTCCTTCATCATCAAAAAAACAACCTGCTGCGCATTCTCAGCGTAGCAGGTTGTTTTTGTGGTTTCTCCCCTACTTCTTAAGCCATTCAGCAAAGGTATCTTCCGTATAAAGCGGTTTTCCCTTTGTGCCGGTCAGCCCCAGTCCCATCAGCATCTTTTTGATCTTCTGGGCGGTCTGCCTGTCTCCGGCTTTCATGGCGTCAATGTAGAGCTGTTTGTATTTGTCCAGGCTTCCTTTAATGCTGGAATCCGTCTTTCCGGCCTTGCGCAGGTCTGCAACGGCTTTCTTTGCCGCTGCGCTGTCGTTGGCGTCCACGGCGCTGCGCAGGTCCACTCTGTGCTGTTCAACAATCCATTCGTCTATCTCTTTTGCGTCCATCTCAATCGCATCTGTCAGCACGGTTTTCAGGCTGTTCATTTTGGCTTGGTCGCCCTTCATCCAGGCGGCCATGTACTCCTGCTTGATCTTTCCTTTCAGTTCATTCCTCACGCTCTTTTCCGGGTCTTTTGCGTCGCTGTCCGCCTCCATATCGCTCATCATGGTTTGGATATCCGCAATGCTGGCGCCAGCGTTGATGGCCGTCATGGCCTCGTCGTAGGTGTAGGCTCTGGCGCTCAGCTGCGCGTCCATGTCCTTTTCCCGCTTTTCCTTCGGATCCACGCGGTTTCCGTAGTCGGCTATGGCCTTGTCCACCATCTCGCCCGTGAATCCCTCATGTGCAAGCGCGTTCTTGGCACGGTTCACATCACCGATCTTTCCGGCTTTCTTGGCCTCATAGACTTCGGCTATGCGTTCATCGTAGCTCAGCTTTGCGGCTATCGCCGTGTCGATTTCCTTGGGATTCAGTCCTGCATCCGCACGCAGCTTTGCGCGGATCTTCGCCTGATCGTTCTTGTCGTCTCTCTGCATGGCTGCATACAGCTGATTGATGTAGCTGCCTTTCTGCGCTTCCGTGTTCAGCGTGGGGCTCATGCCCGTCACTGTCTGGATCAGGGCGTTGGTCTCGCGCAACGCGTTGCTTAGCGGAATACCCAGCGTGGTGCTCAGGGCCTGCGCCACCTTGTAGGCTACGCCGTAAACATTCTGTTTGCTTTCACCGTCTGCAAACTTCTTGATTTCCTGACAAGCCCACACAATGCGCTGAATGCTCTGCTGATCCAGCCGGTTGGAGTCGTACCCCTCCATGGTGGACAGAACATCGCGCACCAGCGGTATCATGCCCAGCGGATTGATACCGTCAATCGCATTGCCCATCACCGCATCCAGATACTTCTCCATCCACTCCTTTTCGTCGTCGCTGTCGCGGAATGCGTCCACTATACCGGCAGCAGCAGCCGTAAGCACTGTGGAAACGCCGTACACCACCATGGTTCTTGCAAGCCGCTTCTTTGCCGCTGGATTCTTCCGGTTGTCTGCGTAGTCGTACACGGCGCCCATCAGCATGTTGAAAGTCTTGGTAGGCTCGCTCATGAAGTTGGTCAGTGTCTGCGCAAGGTAGCTCTTGCTGCGCATCATCTGACTTCTGTGGAACGGGCTGTCCACCACCTGCGTGCGGTCCACAATCTCGCTCATGCGCTTGCCCACATGCTGGTAATACGCCTCTGTTCCCTTTTCCAGCTCCGGCATCAGGTCGTTGGTTTCCAGCTCGCAGGCCACCCACAGGCGGTTGAGCGTCCAGTTGTCGCCCATCTCCGCCAGCTTCATGGAAAGCTCCCGGCCTTTTTCCAGCGCCGACTTGTCGCCCACAATCATCTCGCGCAGGTTCGGGCCTATGTTGGTCTCTCGGAAACCGTAGCGTTTCCACGCTGCAATGCCGCAGTATTCGTCCACCCGTTTCGCATTCTTGTTTTTCTTGCCCAGAGCTGCCGCCAGATACTTCTCGTTGATGTACATGGCAGCGCGTGCATAGCTTGTGGGCTGCTGGATGGCTACGCGCAGGTTCGCTCCTACTGCTGCCGTCTTTGCGTTGCGCGCCATCACGCCCGCAATCTTTTCCGGCCCCGTCAGCGGTGACTTCTGCGCCGTTCCGTTTATGGCCATCAGCAGGTTATTGATGTAGGCAAGGCCCTTCTGGCCCATCGTGTGCGCAATTTCGGTTTTCAGTCCCCGGCTGTTGTACCAGCGGGTAAAGTCCGAAAGCGGCACGGCATAAGCAGAATACGCGGCCATGTTGCTGATGTGTCGGGTGTAGGTGTCAAACACATCTCCAATCATGATGGCATTCCTCGCACCTTCAATCAGCTGCTTGGTCATGCCCTGGTTTTTAATGGCGCTGATATTGGCGGCAAAGTTATCCTCAAGCCTTGTGGTGTTGCGAGTGTTGGGGTCAGTGCTGATCGGCCAGTAGTTTTCCTCGCCAAACTTCTTATACCCCAGCAGTTTCAGGCTTGTTTCATTACCCCACTGCGCGCAGATTTTGGACAGGAATTTCTGCATGCCGTCGGCGATCTTCATTTCTTCCTCAGAAAGCGTGCTCGTGATCTTCGCCACATCCTGCTCCGTCACTGCATGCGCATGCGCGTCCTCATCGCCCCGCACCAGAATGCCATCGCCGTAGATATGGCCGCGCGCCTGTTCACGCTTGTTCAGCACATACAGCTCCATGATCTGCGCCCGTGTCATCTCAATCGTGCGCCCGCTTTCAAGCTCAAAGGTCTGTTTCTTCGCCTTCCTTCCCGTTACTGTTTTCAGGTTGAAATCCTTCAAAAGCTGCTTGGTGTAGGTTTCCGCTTGTTTCACATGCCTGGCCATCTGGTCAAAGCCTTCGCGCAGGCCTTCGAATACCTTGGTGCTGGTTCTGCCCAGCCGTTCAAAGAAGGTAAAGGAGTCCATCATGTCCACAGCAAACAGATTTTCCCACTGCTTGGTGATCCACTTCTTATCCTTCATGGGCTTTTTGCGGCTGATTTCATAGATGCTTTCCGCCGCCACCTGCTGCACATCCACATCGAAGTTGCTGCCGCGCATTTTGCTGGCTCCTGTCAGCACATGCTTTACTACGCCCAGCCACTTATTCAGTTCTTTCAGTTCCAGCCCGTTCAGGTCGTACACGCCGCGCCCCTCGGTATTTCCACGGATGAGCACCGCCACACGGCGCAGTTCATCCAGCATCTGCTGGTCGCGTTCCAGGAAGATTGTGCGGTTTTCATCCTCGCCCTCCTGCGCGCCTTCCAACACCTCCGCCAGTTTCTCAATCCGGCTCGCCAGCTGCGTTGCCACCTTCGTGTTCTTTCCGCTGAAGTCCAGCGCGTTCAGCACATCGCGCAGCGGTTCTTCCAGTCCAGCAGGAATGTGCTTGGCGTCTGTGGGCTTATCCAGCCAGTTGAGCATCGTGCGAGCGAAGGCTTCCGTTCTGCCGCGCTGTTTGGCGCGCAGTTCGGTTGCTCTGCGCTGCGCATTTTCACGCTCGCGCAGCTTGCGGTATTTCTCCACGATGGCGCGTTCATGCTCTTCTCTTTCCGAAGCGGTCTTGAGCTTATCGCTCTTTCTCACAGCTTCCAGCGCCGCTCTGAACTCCTCCGCGCTGGTCTCCTCAAATCGCTTGAGTGCCGCGCGCATCTCCTTCACGCTGCCAATGAATCCTTTCTGGTTTCTGGCTGCTGCTTTCACAGCAGGCAGGTTCAGGTAAGCATCGTTCAGCTTTCCGGCAAGCCAGCTGGCCATTTCCTCGGTGTTCATGCCCGTGTTGTATACGGGCTTGATGGCGTCCACCAGTTGCAGAAGCATGCCCGGCATGTCACCCTCGTTTGCCTCCGGGAACCACTCCGGCAGAATCTCGCCCAGCTCGCTCCATGCCACGTCCAGATCCGTACCGCCCATGCGGCTCAGCTTCACCCGGCCAAACAGGCTGCGTACATACGCGCCATAGCTGCCCGCAATGTTGGCCGCTTCCTCGCGCTGCGCATCCGTCAGGCGGATTCTGGTACCCTTGAAATACTCACGAATCGGATCCACCAGCTGCTCATGTTCTTCATCCAGCACCCGGCTCTTTTCCAGTATGCGGCTCATCAGGCGGGTCTGCATGTCGTCCACATACTCCATGTCTACCGCTTCCGCATTTTCGATGTAGTCATAAATGCGGGCAATTTCCTGTGCAGCCTCCGTGCGGTCAAAGGTGCTGTTGGCTTCCTTGATGAGCTTTCCAGCCAGGTTGTCCGCCTCCGCCGGCGTGATACTGTGGCCATGGCGCACCTGTTCAAATGCGTCTGCGGTCTTGTCCAGCTCCTCCTGTACGGCTTCGCTCGATTCGCGGAAGCTGAACTTCACACGTTTGCTGAAATGTCCCTCCGGCTTTCTTACCTCTTCGAAATGTTCCAGCACATCTTCGCTCAACAAACTTTGATGCGTTTCGTTTACAATTTCAAGAAAATCTGCTATACTGTATTCAGAACGTGCGTTAAGTGAAGGGATGTTTTTCGTCCTGTAGCTTGCCTCATTAGGAGGAGCGCCGTTCTTTTTTCTTGTGTTGATCGCATGTACCTGATCGTACACTTGATACTCTTTTATTTCGCCGCTTCTCTTTTCAATCGTCAATGCTACTATGTTCTGGCGGTTTCCATCTTTGCTGGCAAGCGGCGCGACCATAACATAAGTACCCGTTACGTCCTGCGCCTCGTCGTATAGCGCATTGAGCGGTATTGCATACTTTGCCAGTTCTCCGCTTACGGCGCTTGCGTTTGCATTTGCAATCCTTCCGCCCAACGTTTTCACACCCAGGCTGTGTCTGAGTCCGTTTTTGGTAATTCTGATGTTCGCCCCTGTGTATTCGTTCTTTACAATAACCGTTCCATCTTTCAAAACTGTGCCGACTTCGGCTGCATTTTCCATTCCTATCTCTGCAACCTTTTCCGTGTTCAGCGTTCGCTTTCCTCGCTCATTCATGGTCAGAGCTTCGTCGATGGTGGTTTCCTCGATCACCTTGATTGCGGGCATTTGTACCAGAAAATCATAGTCATACACATCAGGATCACTTGCAAGATCTTTTCCCGCATATTGTTTTTGCGCTTCCTCATACGAAAACGTAGCTTTCTCGCTCATCCTCACCATTCCGTCCTCCGCGTCGGAATGGTTTTTCTGTTTCTGCGTATCCTCCAGCGCGCTCATCAGGCTCTGGTAAATCTTTTGTAGGTTCTCATGGTCGTCTTTGAGCGCGTCCAGCTGCTTCCAGTTGCTCAGGCCGCTCATGTCCTCGCCGGCCTTGGTGATGGTCTTGGCCAGCTTGTCCACAAACTCGCGCAGGAAATCCGCCACGCGCTCCATCAGCGGTCGGTTTTTCTTCACCATGTCCTTCACGATCTGTTCATCCTGAAGGATGGCGGCTGCGCTATTGCAGATTACCTCCTCCAGCGCCTGCTCCGTGGTCAGGTCCTGCCCGCGCTGTTTGTACATCTCCTTGGTGCTGGCAATGCGCTCGTCAATGTCCACATCGTTTACCAACAGCGCATCCACCACCAGCTCTTTGAAACTGCCCCATGCGGTTTCGTTTTCGGCCCTCAGCTTGTGGCCCAGCTCATGCACGGCAATGTATGCATACGCGCCTTTATCTGCATTGGTACTAATCACAATTTCCCCGGTCTTGGGATCGTAGTATCCGTTTCCGTTGATGTCCTCATCCACAAAGCGGATCTTGCCGCCAGCGGCCTTGTTGAGCGCATCCGTCACCATCTGCTGATACCGGGTGCTCCTGGCGTTCAGCAGATGGTGACGTTCTCCCGCTGCATAGGCGATCTGGCGCATTTGGCTGGTCAAAAACTGCGTGGTTTGTCCATCCTTTTCCACCATGCGCTCATAGCCAAGGCCAGCCTTGCCATCCATGTATGCGCTCTCATACGCCCGCGCATACTGTTCAGGCGTGGCAATGCCTGCGTCGTATCCATCCAGATAATTGCGCAGGCCCAGCGCATCCATGCGCGTAATGCCACGGTAGTTCATCAGCTCCTGCTGCACAGGATCCACAAATTCAGCATCCGCCGCGCTCACGATTTCGGTTTCGCCGTCCTCGTTTCTGGCGCGCAGGAAAATGCTTTTGCCGTTTGCTTCCTCCACGCCCGTTACCGTCATGCTCTGCTCAATGCCGTTGCGGCGCACCTTCACCTCGCGCTCCACGCGGAACGGTTTGCCCTCTTTGGCGTTTTCAGCCGTTTTAACGGGTTTTTCCGTTTTGGCTTCCTGCTCCTCGCCCATCGTCTCAGAGGCTGCATTCTGCGAAACGTCGGCATCCTGCGTGGGCCGTTTGCCGCTTACCTCGCGCTCTACGCGCACAGGCTGCTGGGTGGGCTGAGCGTTTGCCTCCTGCGCGGGGCGCTGGCCGGTTACTTCGCGCTCCACGCGCACGGGCTGCTGGGTGGGCTGTGTGGTTTGCATATCCTGCTCAGCCTGCTTTATAACTTGCTGATTATCCGGCGTTTGCTGTTTTCTAACTCCGGTTGCATATGCAAATCCTTCACCTACGCCGCCCATTATGCCGCCGCTAATCGTGCCGCCCGCTACACTCAGGCCAATCTCCTTGGCTGTTTCAATGTTGGCAGCCTTACGTGCTTCTTCTTCCTGCATGCCATTAAAATACATCAGGTTTGCTACCCAGGTTTCATAGTTGCTCTTTTCACCCATAATCAGGCGGTCAGTAATCTCATTGGCAATCGCCGTCGCGCCCTCTTCGCTGCCTTCAACGCCCATCTGTTTGAATACATTGAGCACCGCATTTCCAGCTCCGCCGCCTTTGGCCAGCTCGATGAAGTTATCAATGCTGAATTTTTCAAACAACATTTCAGCCACACCAGCAAGCACAGCGCTTGCCATTGCCTGCTCATGTCCTCCCTTGCGGTCAATCACATCGTTGTATGCGCTCGCCGCGCTGGACCCGAACATGCTAAGCCCCGTCGCAAAAGAACCAAGTCCACCCCACAAAGCCATATTGGCCAGATTATCGCCCACGCTCATCAGCGTCTGGTACAGGAAGCCCTTTACGCCTCCGCCCATGTTCTGTGCTGACTGTGCACGGATCGCTTCCGCTTCTCTGGTCAGATTCAGCCGCGGATCATAGTTGTCCATTGCCTTTCCGGTCAGGAATTCCTGCGCCACGCCCTCTATCATGCCCGCACCGCGAATCGGCGCTGTTGCCAAGGTTTTCAGGTTTGCCAGGATTGGATTTTCCTGTGCAAACTGCATCGCCCTCACGGTTTCCTCATGCGCCAGCCTCTGGTTCAGCTCCCCTTCAAGCGACTGCAAATAGTTGTTTGCTTCTTCCTCGCCGTATACGCGGCGTATCACCTCGTATTTTTTGCGTTCCTCCGGGTCGGTCATACTCCAGCGCTGCAGGTCGTATCCCTGCCCGCGTTCAATGTACGGACTGGCAGAATACTTTTTCGCCGTTTCCAGATCAATCCCATCCATATCTCCATAACGCAGATACGGTGTTTCTCCCGTGTTGCCATCATTTACCCGGTATCCATTGGCAAATCGCTCGTAGTAGTCCGCCTCTCTGCCGGTCGCATACTTCTCCGCACCCGCGCCAAGCAATCTCAGCGCCTCATCCCTGTCGCGCTGCGCCTGGTCCATCTCCTGCGCATAGCGGTTTGCTGCGTCCGTGGTCACGGCTTCCGCGTCCGTCAGTTCCTGGGCAAAGGTGTTATACCCATTCCAAATCTCGCGCTGCTGGGCGGGGTTCAGCTGCATTTTCTGCACCACGTCCTCATAGGTGGGCAGTTTTCCAGCGTTGTACATCTCCGGGAAATGGCCTTGTACCCATCCGCGCGCCTCTGTGGTCAGTTTCTCATCCAGCGGGTTGGTGTTCGGCTTCTCGTTTTGCAGTTTATTGAACCGGTCAAAAGCGCTCATTGCGCCCACATACTCGGAAGGTTGAATGCCAAAGGCCCCGGGCGCGTTTGCCCGGGTTCCTCTGTTCGCATCCGTAATCCTCGGCAGCGGGTTGTTCGGCGTTACATACACCACCTGATTGCCTACGCGCTTATACCCAAAGTTCTTGTTCAGCTCATCCAGATAATCCTGTCGCTGCTGAGCGTCAATCCTCTCTCGCTGCTGGGCGATAAACTGCCGGTTTTCAGGGCTGGAACCCATGGCGCGTTGGTTCTGCATGTCTCCGCCGCGGATCAGTTCAATCGCCTGATCATAGGTGGATTCCGGCTGCGTATTCTTCCGCTGCGCTTCATACCGGGCAAAGTTCTGCACGTCGCTTGCAAACTCTGCAAAGGTCTGCCGTTTTATAGGCGTTGTCTTGATTTCTTCTTTGTTCTTTGGCTGATTCTTCGCCTCATTCCCGTACTTTTTCTTACGATCTGAGTAATATTTTTCGGCTGCTATGTCGTACAATCGCTTTGGCATTTGATTTCCTCCATTTATCATCTGGTAGACCAGTAAGCGCTGTTTTCACGATCGCCCTTGTTCTTTTGCTTCGTGGTTGTTTTCACTGTTCCGCCTGATCCGTTGCTAACGGTAATGCTGGTTTTCTTTTTGCTTCCGCTTCCTCCGCCGCTGCTTCCTCCGCCGCTTCCGTACCTTGCCTTGAATTCCTTCTCCCAGTTGCGCTGCTGCTGCTCGTCATACGCTTTCTGGTACCAGTACGCGCGGTCGGCTTCCCAGGCCGCCCGGTCGTTCATATAGCGGTTGTATTCCTGCTGGCTCATATCGCTATATGCCGTGTACAGATAGTTCAGGTCATCGCGCCAGTCTCCCACCGTGTCACGGTATCGGCCATACTCGCGTTCATCTTCTGTCTGCAGCATGCTCAGGTTGTCGCGCAGCACATCTCCCTCGTCCCGATACTGCTGATACGCCTGATCACGCAGCGTGGGTATGATATCGTTGAGTCCCAGCATATAGTTCTGGTACGCCTGTTGCCCCGCCGTCTGCGCGTAGCTGTTGCCGTATCCACCGGTCAATGCCGCGCTTTCGCCCATGGCGCCCTTCATGGCCTGCTGGCCCTGGGTCTGGTATTTATCGGCGTACATCTGATAAATGGGATCCTCGGTAAAATCATAGCTGAACTTGGGCCGGTTCAACGCCTGATTGATCATGCTCTGAATCTCATCGTTCCACGTGCTCACATACTCGCCCGGTTTGTTCTGCTGGTGCTGCTTAAGTGCGCTCGCCGCATCCTGTACCGCCTGACTCTGCGTATACACAGGCCTGCCGGTTTCATAGTTTCCGCTGTTAGTGGGTACTTGGTAATAACTCTGCGTTATCTTGCTTGGGTCTATCTGCTGTGCAAGCGCCTTTACGTCTGTTTTCGGTGCCGTCGCCGCCGGCTGCACCGCTGCGGCCGGCTTCTGCACCGTGCTGCCTCCGTTGGCTCCCTGCGCGATTGCAAGCAGCTCTTTCCAATCCGTTGTTGCCATCTGCCCTTCCTCCCGTTATCACTTCAAAATCATCACATTGACCAGCAAATCCGCATCCGGTTCTGTTATTGCTCCAAATGTAAGCGCGTTTTCCGCCTGTCCCGTGCATCTCACGCCGCATTCCGCATATGCGTCATGGTCGCCCGGATCGGGCGATACGCTGACATGGCAGGTCATTTTGTCGGCTGTAACGCCTGCTGCGGCAACCGTCTGCGCCGACGAACTCCAACCGCCGGCAAGAAGCGTCACTTCCAAAACCGCAATCTTTACCCCGCCGTCGCCAACGACTTTTCCCAAATCAATCTTTGGCACGTTTCACTCCTCCAATGTCCACATCAAATGCCCGTTTTCGTCTATCTCCATCGGCGGTGCGGTTTTTTCATACTCAAACAGCAAATGGCCCCTGTCATCAACCGAAAACAGCGGGGCCTCCTGCGTATCATACACGCAGATCAGGTGGCTGTTTTCGTCGATTTGGAATGCATACATCCCGCTGCTTGTCGATATAGATCGAATGGCCGTTTCCAAGTTCCTGCTTGTCGCTCCGTCGGCCACAATTCCACCCTTATCTCCGATAGCGGAAAAGGCATTTGCAACGATTGCCGACAGCCTTTCAATCTCGCTTTTCACGCTCATGCCTTCCACCTCATATCGCCGCCAACGCCTGTTCAATGTCGTCCGTCAGGCTCACCGTTCCGCCCGTTGTGTACCCGGCAGGAATGGCAACGCTGGTAGCCGTCAAGCCGTCAATGGTTGTGCTCACGTCGCCGTTTTTGGGTATCGCGCCCGTTTTCTGTGCGCCATCCGCGCCTATGAAGGTTTCGCCATCCAGCACACTTCCCTCGGTTGCCGTTGTGCCTGTGATGTCCTGGTATGCTTCCGGGATCGGGTTCACCGTCACTTCACTCAGCACCTTGCCGTTGGCGGGCGTCAACTTCTGTGTGGTCTTGGTAGGCGTTACGGTTTTGGTTTCCAGTGCAATGCTCACTGTTCCCGTTCCGCTGTGGTAGCCCTTCGGAATGGTAAAGCTGATGGTGGTCACGTCCAGCACGCGCGTCACAGCGCCGTTGTTCGCCATCGTACCGGTTACTACCTCACCCGTGGAGGTAACGAAGATTTTTCCGCTCAGCACATCCGCAGCAGCTGTATTTACGCTGCTCACATCCTGGTACGCTTCCGGGATCGCGGCCACCATCACATCACTCAATCCGTAGTATCCAGCATCAGGCGTAATGCTCTGCTGCTTTTTGGTAGGTGTAACCGCTTTGCTCTGCAACGTATAGTTTCCACCGCCTCCCACGCCGCTTACCGTGCCTGCGCCATTGTGGAAGCCCGCTGGAATGGTTACCGTTTCACCTTCCTTTACGTTGATGGATACCGCGCCCTGATTGATGATGCTTTCAATCGCGCTCGCCAGCACATCCAGATTTGCCACGCTGGTGGACAAACCCAGCTCCACCAGCTTGTTGCGAATGATGTTTCGGCTCGCCTGTATTCTACTTACCTGTGTTGCTATGCTCATTTGTCCACTTCCTTTCAAATCGTGCTCAGCAGCGCTTCCACATTACCCACCACCGTATGCACGGCGGCTGAAGTAATGGGCTTGGTGTTGTCCTCCTCCGCCTCCGTTGCCGTGTCCACGCTCACCACGCCGCTGGCGGTCACCTTCAGGTTGCTGCCCACCTTCATGATTCCGGCCTGCGTTTCACTCGCTATGGGCAGTTCGCCCTCAAAGCTGCCGCCTCCGCCCGTGGATGGCGTTTGGGCCGTCATGCTTTTCTCAATCTCCCGTATCCTTTCAGAGGTTGCATTCAGGTTCTTGATCAGCGCATCGGAGAAGTTCTCCTCGTCCAGGTTGCTCAGCACATGGCGGATCTGCTTGTCCAGCGAGATCAGATACTCGTTGATTGCCTGCACCTTGTCCTCTGTGCGCATTCCGGGCCGGTTCAGATCTGGCAGCCACGTTTTGCTAAATTCCATACACATCACTCCCCTGTTCCGTCTTTTTGATGATCTGGTACAGCTCAAACGCGCCGCGCCCGCGCAGCCTCAGGCGGATCGTCCGGCACCTTGCCGGTACATAGGGAATGGTCATGCTCCGCTTTGTGGCCGGGTTGCTGCGGAAAACCTCCTTCCAGTTTTCCTGCGCGTCGTATCGCACATCCAGCATCACCTGTGTTCCCAGCTCGCAGCCGCAATACATCTGGATTCCGCTGATGTATCGGCTGTATGGCTCGTCTACGCCCAAATCGCCCGTATCCAGCATCCACTCAAAGGCATCTTCCACCCGCGCATCCTCTGCGCCGTATTCGTCAATGCCTCCGCCCTTCAGGCTCCACAGGCTTCCATTGGCGCAAAGCATGTACATTTCGCCCTTGAGCGTTGCAAACCACTTTACATCCAGCTCGTCCTCAATCACCCAGGTTCCGGCCTCGGTGTCGTATACAAACAGGT